ATTCCTCCGTCCCCTGTCCCCATGTGTAGGATGTAACGAAAAACAACGAGCAACCTTAGGAGGGTTGATTATGGAAGCAACAATGACAGTACAGGAATGCCTTGCGGAGTCACGCTTCTGGTACCAGTGCTATGTGGAGGGCGACCTCAAGAACACAGGCTTGCTGGAGACTGCGATTGCGTGGTTGGACACGGCAAAGAAACTCGCTGAACAGGAGGTTCAGAATGAAGCCAAGTGAAATGCTGCGGATTCAAGCAGAAATGCTTGAATCGGAATTGAAATTGGTTGCGACTGCGGAAGAACTTCGTAGGCGTGCAGACATATTGGATGAAGCAGAAGCCGACTACAAGTCGGGTTGGGAGACAGAATAATGTTGAGGGAACAGTGGTTGGGCATGCTGATTATGTGTGCCATTTATGGCATCACGATGCTCGGGTTGCGTTGGGTTCCGTGGTTGACGGGACGCAAGCGTACACCTAGTTGGGTGACGGACATGTTGGACGAATCATGCGAATGCTTGGTCGTTCATGCACCGTGGGACACCGAGTACTTCATGTACCTTGACGAGGACAACGGTTGGTGGGTTGTTGAGTTTTGGATGATGGACCCTGAGAATTGTCAGTGTGTGGACCGTGAGATTTTTCTGACACGGGACGAGGCGGTTGCGTGGTTCATCGGTCATGCCGAAGTTTACTTCGCTGAATGATTAACTAGTGGTTCTGTATGGTGTTTACGACCAAGGAGGTACGAAAGCCGAGTCAGTCTAATTCTCACAACTGGTAGGACGAAACACGGAACGAGGTCATGCGTTCCGTGTCCACAAGTAAACGCTTGTGCTGATGAGTCCAGCAGACTTACGATAAACACTGGAGGTGTTTATGAGTACCACCGATGTGGCGGTGACCGCAACCGAATATGCGGAACTTCATGCCAAGCAAACTGGCATGGACATGTCACCCGAGGAACTTGAGGCATGGGAGTTGTACGCAGACAACAACTATGACGAAGATTCGTTCACGGTGCAACAGTGGGACGAGGTTTTCCGAACCCACGAAGAAGCCTACCGAGGGATGCATGCATCGTTCCGTGAGTTTGTGGAGGAGCGAGCAAGCGAGATGTGGGACATTGACTTCCACCTCTCGGGGTACATTGACTGGGATTCGCTTGAAAGCGATTGGGAATACGATTATGATTCCCACTCAGGCTGGTACGGCTGTCATGTGTGGGCTAACTAGCCCTCAGGACGAAACACGGGGCAATCCAGCCCCGTGTCCACGGATAACTGTCCGTGCTGATGAGTCCAGTTTGACTTGCACCTTGGAGGTGTGTTATGGGTACATCACCCGTTGCAGGAGCGTTGCTCCCTGCTGGCATCAATGCACACATTGAGCCAGCAATCGTAAGCGGTTTGGAGTCTCTCCAAACTTATGTTGGAGGCACGATTGACGCTGTGCGTCAGGAACTGCCTGATGGAACCGTCCTTGTCGGATATGTGCATGACGAGGGTTTCCTGTTGGACCTGCCAGTGAACTGGTTCGCAAGTGCGCTGTTCCTGAGGGAACTGCGTGGTCCTGTCGTGTTGGTGTCGGGTACTTCACCTAGCGGTGCCTATGACGGCGAGAATTATGATGTGCCGAACCACATTTACAAGTGGTTGACCACACGCTTCACCGAGCAGGTCGCTGAGACTTACAACGAGTCTATGGCTATCAGTGCGGTCCTTGAGGCTGGCAGGCAGTTCGGACTCATCTCCGAGGACGAGATGCGTGAGTTCCACGAGTACCTTGAGCGTTCAGTCGCTGGCGAGGACTATGAGGCGGCACGCTCCATGAAGGAGATGCTTGACGAGTTCATGCAACGCATTGAGGAGTACGCCATTGGCAAGCAGTCCGATGTGCTGGTCAACGAAGTTGAGGACTTCCTGAAAGGTGGTGAGTGATTATGGCGAATGTCAACGCCATTCGGGAAGCCATGCAGGCTGTGGTGGATGCGGTTGCGTCCACCCAGCCGAAGCATGCCAAGGTCACACGCAAGGTGACCATGCAGCCCAAGGGCATCTATGAATGCCCGAAGTGTAACAACAAGGTGCAGGTGCATCTACCCGTTCTTGCGGTAGAGTGCATCCGTCACAACGATGGTCCGACTACGATGACCAGAAGGAGCAAATGATGGTAGGCGATTGCGGTAAGGTGGGACACGCACAAGATTGCTTGTGCGATGTCCAGCATCTAGGTGTGGAAATCACCGATGACGGAGTCAACGGGATGTGGCAAGGCGACCGTGTCGCAGACATTCTAGGAACAGACTTCACGGACCCTGAGGACCTTCTCACATGGTTGACCACGGTCACGGATGTGCATGACAAGTGGATTGAGAACCAAGACAATTATGGTGTCTCCTTTGATGACATTCGTCCGATGGAGTTGATGGATGGTCCGTTGTTGTCGCAGTGGGCGCAGATTAGGCGTGGTGTGAAGTACTGTGTCACGACCTTCCCTGTGCAGTCGGTCGTGGATGTGCTGGAGAAACTGTGCATTGATGCGAACCTGTTTATGACTGCGTTCACTACGAACAAGTTTCCGCAGAAAATGACTTATGACCGTTTGCGTTCATTGGAAGTTGATATGTTGGCGGAGAAACCGAATTATGCTGAGGTTGGGCGTAAGCATGGTATCCCCCGTCAGGTAATCATTAACTTCCGTAGCCTGCTTGCACCTATTAAAAAGAGACAGCATGGACATGTTGGGTTCCAGCGTGTTTAACTACTGTCTAGTACAATCAATGTCCATGCTAATAACTGGAGGAAAACAATGAGAATAGATAGACCTGAACAGAAGATTTATGTTCGTCAGTCATGGTTGAATGACATGGCTATCTGCCCCGAGCGTGCAAGGTATGGGCAGATTCGCCCTGACTTCCGTATCGGTACGGATGCAACGATTATCGGCACAGCCCTACATTCGGGCATTGAGCAGGTGTTGACTGGGCAGATTTCCGAGTTCGTTCCGATGTTGGAGTTCGTGAACAACGAGTACGAAACGCTGGCATCCGAACCTCACAAGGTTACGAACATTGACCCTGACAAGATTCCAAACTATTTGGAGTCCATGTCGCTGGCGTTTTATGACGGCATCCTGCCCCATGTGGAGTTGGGTGGCAAGGTTGAGCAAAGGTTCACTGCCCCGTTGACAACGACAGTGAATGGCTTTGGCATTTGGGTTGAGGGAACTATGGATTATGTTTCACCTAGTGGTGTGGTGTGGGACTGGAAAACTGCCAGCCGTTCATACAACATCAAGGAGAAGCAGAAGTCCAGCATTCAGGCATCTGTCTATGCCCAAGCGTGTGTGTGGAACGAGTGGTCCCCTGAGTATCCTGTGGACTTCCGTTACGGTGTGATGCTCCGTCAAGAGAAACCGAAGTCGCAGATTGTTTCGCTAATTAGAACCGAGTCACATGCGTTGTGGTTGTGTCAGTTTGTTCGTGGTGCGGTCACAACCGCACTGAACACAGGTTACGAGAACAACTGGTTTATGAATGATTCCAGTGCTTTGTGTTCAGAGAACTGGTGTTCATACTGGAGCATCTGCAAGGGTGCGTTTCTCCGTGACGGAGACAACGACATGGCTTTGCAGGTTGAATAACTAGTGAATGCTAAGATGATTTCCAAGATGTACGAGCGATACGATTCGGTTACCTCCAGTCGTTTCGTATCGCTCATTGATGTAAGTAAAACCACAATCAACTCAGGAGGGTTGACATGATAAGCAAGGACCAATCCATCATCACGCAGGTGGCAGCCAAAATTGCTGCCGACCTGACACCTAAGACGGATGACATTATGACCAACATCGCTAATTGGGCGTTGGCTTTTGATGCCACCACGGAAGCACTGTTGAGCGTGCATGGCATGTCCAAGGACACCAGCACGACCAGCGGTTTCGCAACCGAGCAGGAAGCAACCCAGTCTCTGCAAGAGGCGTTCGGTGCCACCGAAGTGACTAGCATGCCACAGGCAGGCGGTTTTCAGGTCCGTATCAAGGGCAAGCAACACGGACCAATCCCAGCGTGGTTGAACGAGGAATGCGCCAAGGTCGGCGTGACCGAGGTGTGGGACAACCGTGACGGACTTGCGGCTAACCCGAAGCGTCCTTGGTTTAAGGCTGTTCAGGGCGACAAGGCTTTCTGGGAACCACGAAAGCGTAAGTAACCGATGGCTCCCGATTATGCGGAGCGTTGGGCAAAGGTTGGGCGGGGCGAGAAAATCGCCCCGCCTGACTTGTCTAATGCCAAGTTTTCGTACTATCAACCGCTTGTACGAGCCGCCGATGATTATGTTCACTGGGCGCAAACACCACACGAACGCATCTACTTGGGATTCCCTGACATTGATGCGCAGATGCGAGGTATCGCACCATCCGAACTATGCCTGATTAACGGGTACAGTCACTCGGGTAAGACGCTGGCGTTGCTACAGATTCTTGTAGCGAACCGTGATAAGCGTGTCGTCTATTTCTGTCCTGATGAGCCACGGACCTTGACCTTAATTAAGTTGGCTTGCGTAACACATGGCGTGGACGCTAACCAACTAGAGACACAGGTCGCCTCGGGTGAGCGTGACGCTATCGGGTTGTTGCGTGACACTGCGCTTGAGTTCTTTCCTAATCTGGCTGTATTTGACCAGACTTTGTCCTTGCTGGATATGGAGCGTGCGCTTGCGGAAGTGTCGGATGTGATTGGACCGCCACAGTTGATTGTGGTGGATTATCTGGACTTGTTGACAGGTGCAGGCGAAGATATCCCGTCCAAGGCGAACGCCATTAAGGCGTTCGGTAAACGGCATAATGTTCCGTTGCTGGTGTTGCATCAGTCGTCCCGTTCATCGGGTGCTGACGGCAAGAAGCAAACCATCTCCTCAGGTGCGTACGGTGGTGAACAGCAGGCTACCCACATCATTGGTGTGCGCCGTAAACGCTTTGAGATTGAGGGTCATATTCGTGACCTACAGGAGAAGGTGGAGCGTGCCACAAACACCGAGCGGATTATGGAGAAGATTGACCAGTTGCAGTACGAGTTGCGCATCCACATGGATACGCTGACTTTGAATCTGGTGAAGTGCAAGCGTCCAGCATCACAGTTGTTGGATGACATGGACTTCACGATTGAGTACGGCACGGGTCGGTTGCATCGCCTAACTAGCGGTGTTCTACCTTGGAAAGACACGAAGCCTGCCGAGCCTACGGTGTTCGGTGAGCAGTTGGTAATCGCAGACAGTTTGGAGGACTGGTAAGCATGGACAAGCAGGAACTTCAGTCGTTCGCCCGACTGTTCTTTGGTCGTGGCGACTGTTATGGAAGCAACGAAGGCGGTTGTGTCAAGCAACCGTTGACGGAGCAGGTGCTGGAAGCACACTTTTATGACAAGCCCATTGGTGTTTATCCGATGGTGTTGCGTCATGGGCATTGGATGGTTGCATGGGGCTGTGTTGACTTTGACACCGCCGATGCACAACAGCATGCCACCAGCCTGCGCTCCGCACTCGCTCACGCTGGCATCACCGCATGGGTAGAGCGTTCACGCTCCAAGGGTTACCATGTGTGGGTATTCCCCGAGACTCTTGTCCCTGCTGAAACCATGCGTAATGCTTTGATTGTTGCATGCCATGTTGCCGAGGTCCCAACGACCGAGGTCAACCCCAAGCAGGTTGCGCTGAACATTGGGCAGGTCGGCAACTATGTGCGACTCCCGTACGCTGGCTGGTTCAACAACCACGACACCGACCGCCAACGAGTGTTGGACATAACGGACACCGTTATGTCATTGGAAGAATTCGTGATACTAGCGTATTCGCATCGCACTCGTACAGACCTGTTGCAACGCATCGCTGACATGTATACTCCGCCGACCACAACCCAGCAGCCAATCGGCAATTATGATTATGATGCCACCCTTGATGAGGCTATGGCTGTGCTGTCGCCCTTGGGCAAAGTCATCTGGCGTGACGGACCGCTACAAGGTCGTGACCGTTCCACCACGCTGGCGAAGTTGGGTCACGAATGTGTACGCAGTGGACTCAACCCATCACAAACCCGTACCGTTGTCCGTACCGCTGACCAGCGTTGGGGCAAATACCATCTGCGCCCTAACGGTGAACTGGAGATTGATAAACTCGTAGTCAGGGTACACTCATGAGTTTTGACTACACAAGTTCATTCTTCCAAGGCGGTCACTGGGCAAACAAAGTTGCCGAACGCCTGAATCATGCTGGCGTACAATGCTATGCGCCGCCCATCACCATCGCCAAGACCCGTGCAGAACTCAACGAAATGACCAAGCACGAAAAAGATATCGTGTTTAGTTGGACCCAAATGCCCTTAGAAGTGAAGTCCTCCTCACGCATATTCGGTGATGACATTATGGAATACCCTCACGACACCCTGTTTGTGGATACCGTGAACGGCTACGACAGCAAGATGGTTACACCAATCTCGTATGTGATTGTGTCCCAGCAGGGCGAAGGCATGGTGTGTATCTCCCCGAAAAGCAAACCACTTTGGGAAAAAGTCAAAGCGTTTGACCGTCACCGTGAAATCTATGACGAGTTCTATAGCGCACCAAAAGAAGTCCTAATGCCATTCAGTTCTTTGGTGGACCATCTCAAGGTTCAGGCTGCCGAGGCAACCCGTTTATGATGCCCTATGTTTTGAGCATAATCGGTGTCTGCGGAATGCTAGTGATTGGCACGCACCGCTGGTGGGGCTGGCTCATTGCATTCACCAACGAATGCCTATGGGTGGCGTTCGCTGTGGCGACACGCCAATACGGATTCATTCTCGGAGCCGCCTTTTATGGGACCGTTAACGCATTCAACGCCTACAGGTGGAGAAACGCATGACAACCATTCTCGCTGTACAAGGTGACGGCTGGGCTGTAATCGGCTCAGACTCCCAATGGTCCACCGAAGGTGGACGCATCGGCAAATCGTCCCAACCAAAAGTCATCACGCTCGGAAAGTATTTAATCGGTATCGCAG